TATGCATCTTGCGTATTCCTATAGAAATAAGAGCCTGCTGACGTAGAAATATCGCCCATGAGAGGTCGCCACCTAGCGATACTTCTCAGGCTCTATTTCGATAAGCTCATGATTGGATTTAGCGCACGTCAGTACGCCGATAAAAAGAAGCCCCGCAAAAGCGAGGCTCAGAATTCAGTGTGGTTTTTTGAATATCATGTAGGATCTCATGACAAAAACATCTGGCGCTCAGATGCCCTACGCTTAGTCAGACCGTTCATCACCTTACCCGCTGCCTTATTCCATCTCTGGAACTCATCGGCTGCACCTTGGTAGTCACCTGCATTGAGTTTTTTCAGCAAGGTAGAACGAGCAAAGTTACCTGCACCACAATTGAAAATGAACGAGCACAGGGCATCGAACTGCCCCTGAGTCAGTGATACCTTTACAGCGGATTCAAGGGTGAGGTAAATAGGCTGAAGGTCATCATGCAGGAAGGCTTCGGCCTGCTGTTCGGTGATAACTTGCCCCGGCTTGACGTCTTTTGTGTGACCGTAGCCGATTGTCCACGGGATACCACCTGTCGCCGGATCGGGGTAGGCTTTCAGTTTCAGGCCTTCATATTGCTTGATGAAGCTCAATCCGTTCTCGCTGATTTTCATCTGTGCACCCCGAACTTGTTTTTGAAGAAGGTAAAGACTGCATCAAGAATTGACCCAATTTTCTTAGTGCCCAAAAAGCCAATGAGGACACCGAAGAACTGAGCCAGACTCAGCGGTAACTGTGCATATTCCAGCGCGTTAATAATCCCGACACTGATTGCCGCACAGATAAAGGCTTCGACTAATGAGGCTTTCCAGCCTGAGCCATCCCTTTTCTCACGGGCGAATGCAGTTGATGCAGCTAGAAACATACCACCCAGAAAAGGAGCATTGATAATTAACCAGTCCCAGACATGCGCCCAGAACTCCGTGTCTTTTTCAGTCATACGCATATTTCCACCCCATCAGAACAATGGGCGTCCGTGGGGTGAGTCTGTGGTCGCCCCTGTGAGTTGTAGTGAATAGGATGCCAGCCGCAATAGGAGATACTGAGGTTATGAGAGTGATTGCGGTGGCAAATTGGGCAATAATCAATTTCGAGCGCCCAGATATGGACGCTCTGTATTGGTTATTGTATGGGGGCAGCTACAAATCTATGCTGACCTCGACATACTGTGCGAACCGTGTCACCTGTCAGCGTGGTGATGTAGGCCTGGTCTGTCTTCTTGATCTCGTGATTAATCAGATTGCCGTTCTGGGTATGTTCGACACAGGCAATAACGCCCTCAGCGACATCTTTCGGGTAAAACTCCAGACGGTACATGTCCCCCAAGATCCATGACTCTTCTACTGAACGACCATTTTTTTCTGTGATTAGCTTTAGTGCGTACATGGGTAATTTCCTCATTGCGTAGGTAACAAAAAAGGCCACTAAGTGACCTTTAATTATGTTCATATTATTGATATCAGGATGTGTGGCATTTCGAACTACCTGCAAATCCTCGGTAGTTGGATAAATCCATCGAATTCATCTTTCATGAGGGTGATCTCTTTTTCGCTGAAAATCAGATTAACCAACTGATTTATATAACATGAAGGGGTGTTCTCTAATCCCGATCAGTATGTTGACCGAAACACCTAAAAATAACACTTAATATATTGATTTAACTACGATATAGGTGTTGATCGTAACGTTCACTTTGAGTTGTAACCCCTGAATTGATTACTGGTTGTGGAGGTCGGCACTGATCTCCGACATGAGGCACCAAGTCATACCATCCCGCACACCGCACACAATAAGTGAATATAGGTCAGTCTTTCAGGTAGCAGTTAAGCACACAGTATCTAAGCAGCCAGTCAGCCCTAGCATTCTCCACAAGGATTAAGGTGCCTTCTCCATGCCAAGCAAGGATAACAAGTGTTATCAAAAGGCACCTTACCGTTGTAGAAAACAAAAAGCCCCGCGAATGCGAGGCTTGGAATTCTATCGGAAAACTAGTTCTTGATTCTGACTATCTATTCTTTCTCAAAGTAAGGAGGGCATACAGGCTGAATTTTATCAGTTTTTACGTAGGAAAAATTAATTTCTTCATTCCCAAGCTTATCTATTTTGGTTAAGTTCATAAACGTTTTGCGCCCTACTTTTTCTATTCCTTTAAATTTAAGGGTAATAAAAGGCTCTTTCTCATTATTAAACGTCACTGAAATTAAGTCATCAGATATTGTATGAGTGTATATGTATTTTTCTACTGGTTCACCAATCATTTTGCCTTTATACATAGTACCTTTAATCACTTTTCTATTGTCCCAATCACATGTGAAGGGATAGAAATATTCAGTGTTATCTGGTCTAAATTCTATAACGTTGGCGAATCCCTCTATTGTGGGCAGCATTGCCCAAGTACCAATGATGTCATCTTTGATATTGCTTCCCGCAAAACCATAACCACAAAACGATAGAGTCAACACTCCTACTACAAGTGCCTTTTTCATATATCAACCTATATTATGTGCATTTAGGCTGATTGTAGCGTAGCCACAAAAAACAAAAAACCCCGCACTGGGCGAGGTTTAAATATTCGTAGTGAGTATAGTTACAAGTTCCCACTATTTGAAGATGTTAGACCAAGGCCGGACAAAATGCAACTGTTTATTTTGTCACCTCATTAAATGCAACTTCGGCGCGCTGTTGTTCTGAGTAACACTTCTCCACCAACTTTTGGTAAAACGGTTTCCAGTTACGCCGCCATGTTCTTTCGTTCAGTTCCGGCAGGTAGACTTTGATTGCAGTATAAGCGACTGACGAAGGTACTCTGCTATAACCTCTCCCTGAGCAACGCGGGCAGATTTTATGCACTGGCGCGCCTTGCAATGCAGTTTGCTCCTCATCAAGCACCAAGCCCCGCCCCTTGCAGCGACAGCGATTTGACAAAATGCCTTTACCGTTACATTTCTGGCAGAGTTCACCAACCTGCTCTTTTTCAATCCACGGCTCAAGAACCATCACCCCATCTGCACGGATAATGCCAGGATGTTTCTCCACATCCTTCACACTGTAAATGAGTCCTTTCCCTTTGCACTCCTGACATTGACAAGTAGACGCAGCTGACCGGGAATACTCTTCAAAGGCCATTTTCGATAAGATCACCATACATTGCCCCAGCTTATTTCCAGCCGCTTTCGCTATGAGCTTCGGTGCTGCCTGTCTTGCGTACCGCGTCAATGATTCGACCGTGCTGAACCGACCTTCTTCACTGATGCCGTTCTTGGCGAAAAAAGCGGTCATGCCAAACTTAGCCCTTGATTCAGCCATCCCTAAAGCCGCAGCGGTGTCCATGCCTTTCATTCTGTCCGGGGCAGTACTGGATGACGAGTCACTAAACGCAGGTGACTTCGGGTGAAAGTGTTTCAGTGCTGATTCCAGTTTCATTATTATGCTGTCTCCGCTGTCTTTCTCGTAAACTCTATTCCTCTGGCCTGATCCCCGTTCTGGAGCAGATCATTAAAATCCCCGGCGTCCGGCCAGCGAACGCTGACTTTTTCAACGTCGTTATTCGCCTGTAAATTCTTACGGGCGCACTCCATTGCGGCTGCATGACCCGTGGCGCTCCAGTCGTTATCTGCAAAGACAATGAGATGCTTCACGCCCTGTGGGGCAATGAATTTCGCCATATACCCGGCATTCATGGTTGACCATGTGTTCACCCCGTAAATTTGCTTACAGGACAAGGCAGTCTCAATCCCTTCGGCAATCCCCAGTGTGGAATCCACCGGAAACAGACGAATAGCCACTGATTGGGCATGTGCGATAATTCTCTTCCTGCATCGCATCGAGTTTCTTTTGCGGAGTAATGTTGGCCTTTCTGTCCCCGTCTAAATACGTCCGGTGCAGATAACACGCTAACCCTTTTGAATCGGTAGCCAGTGCCCATATCGCTTGCAGGGTGCCGTTGCGGACAGGCTGTTCGGCGCAATATTTCACGTTATCAGCAGGCAGAACATGAATGCCTCGATTACGCAGATAAGCCTCACCCTGTGTGCCTCTGAGATGGGATAAATTGGCATAACAGGCCGTCACTCTGTTTCTGAATCCGGTGATATTGGTCTCTTTTTTCACTGTGCTGCGTTTGTCGGACTGGATACCCAACAGCAGATCAATCTCGTCCGCTAACGTCTTGTACTCTTTCCCCTGCGTCAGGGTGAGTAGTTTCCAGCCATCCCCGGCATTGCAGGTGCAAATAAATGTCCCTCTGCCTTCCCGGTCATCAATACGAAAGCTGCCTTTCCGCTCGCATATCGGGCATTTCCCCTTAAAGTGACGCTTGCCGGTTACGGGTGGTAACTGGTAGTAATTAAAAATCTCAGGCCAGCGACCGATGACGGCATCGGCGGTTTTGATTCTGTTCATTGTGTTTCTCCCTGTAGGCCAAAGCGATCACGGATATCACTGAGGCGGTGCTGAATCACATCAGGCTCAAGTGAGAGCTGCTCTTTAGCGGGGGCTTGCTCGGCTTTCTTGCGAGACTTCGCCCACTGAATTTGCTTATGCTTGATGAAGTTGTTCACTTCGGGGGTCAGTTCCTGCGGGGTGTCATGAAAACCGCGAGGCCAGACGCCGAACTTTTCCTTAAACGTATTGGCTACCCAGCCATCACTGAACGTCTTACCCTGTGACGCCCGCTGGTTCTGGTAATACTTTAATTGCGAGTAGAAGCTCTGCTTTTCAGCCTGGGTGTAAACCCGCTCTTTTTTACTGAGTTTTTGGATAGAGCGGCTGGTATCTACGTCGATGTCTTCCCCGGTCAGTGGCTTAAAATCACACTTCGGGCAGACATAGACTCCGGCAGGCTTCATGTAGTGACAGCTGGGGCACTCTTTCGGCAACTTCTCCCGCTTTTCCTGCTCCCGGTGGCTGGAGTTGGTCTTCATGCCATCGTTTTTGCTGGGCAGCTCGTCATATTCGATATCGTCGGGATAGCCGAGACGGTGGACAGAACCGGAGTGATCGAAGATAAGGCAGGCTTCTTTACCCGGCGCGGTACGTAAGCCTCTGCCGAGGCATTGAGTCCAACGGATCTCTGATTTGGTGGGCCTTGCATAAATGATGCAGCGCACATCACTATCAAACCCGGCAATTAAGGTGCCAACATTCACAATGACTTTCGTTGCGCCCTGCTCGAAACGGTGAATAATAATCTGCCGTTCTTCATGGGGGGTCTGGGCGGTAATAATCTCAGCATTCACCCCGGCACGAGTGAATTCGACCGTAACAAAGTTGGCATGACTGACCGTGACGCAAAAACAGATCGTTGGCTGATTATTACCATTGGCTAACCAGTTACTGACGATATCGCCCACCAGATCAGCACCACACATGATTTCAGCAATCTCAGCCTCTTTATAATCACTGCCGAATTCCGCGCTGCTATTGGATTTCACCCCGCTCAAATCCGGTTTCATTGGCGCATAGAATTCATATCGGCTTAAATCACCACGCTGAATCAGCTCTTTCATGGTGGTGGGCTTAATCAGCTTCTCGTAATAGTGACCAAGGAACGGGGCAAATGGTGTGCCTGATAACCCAATGACCGGGATGTCACTGTCACGGATAATTTCCAGCATCCGCTTGCGGCGCAGATGGGCCTCGTCGATAATCAGCAAATCAATATTGTCCGGGAACTCACGGCGGATAATCGTATCGGCTGACGCAATCTGAATAAGCCGGGTCGGGTCGTAGTTCGGATGGTCACGCCAGACATAACTGATTTCATCTCCGGGTAGCCCGTATTCGATAAAGCGTGTAGCCGTCTGCTCTACGAGGATGGTATACGGTACACAGAACATGACGCGCATTTCACGAGTGACATAGCCGTCTGTGATAAATGCCGCCAGTCCGGTTTTACCTGAGCCGGTTGGGCTGTACACCATGAACGTACGGTGCTGCTTCCAGTTCTGGCGCAACAGACTCAAACCGCGCTCCTGAGCAAAGTTAGGGGTAATGTTCAGCATGATGTTACCCCTTGTTTATTTTTTTGAGTTCCCGTGCAATAATTCTGCTCAGGTAACTGTCCATTAGTGCCGACTGCAAGAGCCTGAACAGTTGTACTCGCCAAAGTTTCGCTGTTCGGTTTCTTGCGCCCTATCCTGTTTAATCCCCTGTATTCCTGACTAATTTCCCTCGCGACTTTCGCTAAAGTACTTTTTAGTCCGCTTAACCATCTTCCGTATTCATTTAACATTGATACCCTCACTTGAATAATTTCCACTGCCAGAGCACAACCTTTCCTGATTTCTACAACCACCAGCCCCGTGCTAATACCTGAACTGGGTAGCACGAACCACATCGACACCATTCACGCTATAACGCAGAGGTTGCTTACCATTCTTGAGCAGTACAAAACCGGACATACCCGCAGGCAGCTCACTGAGTTTCAGTAGTGATCGTTTACGCGGTGAACGGTTGTCAGCTTCGATAGCACATTTCTCACCGGTTCTCGTAGTCACCATGTAATCCACTCGCCCATTACGGCCATCACTCAGCCCGGTTACGGTGAAGTTCTTTTGCAGGAACCAACCTTGCTCACGGATCTTTGCTGTGAGAACTGCTTCAAATTTCTGCATATCGGTAGTAGTGAAGAATTGCTCTTCCAGTAAGGTGATTAATTTTGCTTTCAATGCTGTGCTCATTTTTATTTCCTCAATGGTTATTTGTATCACTTGGGTAGTACGGCGATTTTTGAAATCCTATTAGTGCACTTATCTAACTTAGGTACTCTCTACTGAGATCTATTTAAGTAATGAGTTCTTACTTGGCTGTGCTTTACCTGTCTCAGCTCTCCAACTCCCCCCAACCCCCCTCGGTTCTCTTCTCTATTTTTGTACTAGTAAAGAGATACACTGTGAGTATTTACAACAAACAAACTAAACAACTAACTTCGGCTTCTCGATGTAACCCTGTGCGGCTCGCTCATACTTCACGACAAATTCCCTGAGCCGAGTATTAGCTTCGTATCTGGCTGCATTGCTCTTGCAAAATGACACGGGTTCCTTGTCCCACTCCGCCTGATGTACTGCTGAATATTCGGCAATCACTCTTGCCCGCGTACTAACCCGTAATTTCCCTAACATCTCCTGTATCCATGCGCCATCGTCAGGATCGAAATGCGATGGCATGGTCACTTTGGTGTAATCAGGAAACATCATTCCCTCTCAGGTGGTGGTTCTGACATATGACTTTTATGACTCACCAAATCCTCTAGTGGGATATTTAACTTTTCATGTAACTCAAAATACCTACCCGGTGGTATGCGCTTTTTCTGGACCCACTGACTGACAGCTTGATTAGATATTCCCAAAAGCTTCGCTAACTTTGTAATTCCTCCTGCTTTTTCAATGGCAAGATTTAAGGCGCTCATATATCCTCCTATAATTTACAATCCAACAATACAAGTTATACTTGTTTTTGTAAAGTTAAACTTGCTAGCCCGAAGAAAGTAAAGCTTGTATATTTGAGGCATGAAAACTATGCATGAACGTATAAAGCAGGCAAGACTTGCAAAGAAAATGACTCAGGCTGATCTTGCTGAAAAGATCGGTGTGACGCCTCAATCTGTTCAGCAATGGGAATCACATACCGAGCCTAGAAAAGCCAGACTAATGACGATTGCAGAAATACTAGGGGTTGATGTTAACTGGTTACTGTTTGGTGATCTTTCGAAAAAAGACAACATAAACATAGAGCAAGTAGCCCCAGAAGAAATTACGTCATGGGATAACAGTGTATCGCTAGATAATAATGAGGTAGAAATACCTTATTACAATAGTATTGAACTAGCAGCGAGCCATGCATGTAGTGGAGAAGCCAATGGTACCAGCTATAAGTTAAAATTTTCGAGAGCAGTATTTAACCGTTATGGGGTCTTACCTAGTGATGCTATAGCGTTTCCCATTCAAGGGGATAGCATGTCACCAGTGATTCCTGATAGTTCTACAGTCACAGTAATTACTGGATACAAGAAAATCGTTGACGGCGGTGTATATGCGATTGAACAAGGAGATCTGCTGCGCGTAAGAATATTACTACGTCAGCCTGAAGGAAAATTGATTATCCGAAGTTATAACTCGGTCGATTACCCAGATGAAATAGCTGAAGCCAGTACAGTAAACATCATTGGTAGAATCTTTAACTGGTCGGTAATGGGCTGGTAAAGATCAAGTATGGACATTAAAAACCCTCTTATTGAGGGTTTTTTTGTGATCTAAATCTCAAATTCGTATTCGCAAATAAAAATAATATTTTTATATATCAAAGCATTAAGCTCATTCACTTGTTTTTATCTTTACAAAAAGAAAAGAATTACTTGATTTAAGCAAGTGTGACTTGCATCGTTTAACACAAGCAAAACTTGATATACAGGTAAGTCTATCTACGAAAGAAGGACAAGAATATGACCAAACAAGAATTCAAATCCAGTTGTAGTGCATTTCGAAAATCTCTACGTAATGCAGTAAGACAAAATAACCCCGAATTATTTCATTCTTTAAATATTGGTATTTTTCGTCAATGCCATCCCAGTAACAGGCCTGTTTCTATCGCTATCTGGATGTATAGGTGAGGTTAAGCATAGATATAATAAGCCTGAACCAAACAACTATAAACACAGAAATAATATTATTGATAAATTAGCTGAGAAAGATAATGGAAAACAAACTACAAACCGCCGTCCAAATTGCAGAAGAAATTGAATCATCTATATTTCCTGTAGTGACTGCAACTCAGAACGAAGCAGAACCGGATACTTATCTAATGTGTCGGGGAATTCATCGACAGGCAATTAATTTAGCGCAACAATTAAGGGAGTTAAACAAAGATTACATCATGGAAGGTGAAACACATTCATTCCGTGATATGAGATTTGAATTAGAACCCGCTCATGTAGCCATCAATAAATCAAGAGTATTTATTAATGCACTTATTGAAAATGAAAGAAATGATGAAAGAGCAGTCGAGCTTTCTATTTTATCCGATTTAGTATTTACCGCAATAAAAGAAATAGAACGAATCAGAGGTGAAGAATTATGACAACATTTAAACCCATAGAAATTGCCACTAATGCTGACGTCGTGATTGAGATACGTGAAGTCTATGTTGTTGACGGTGCTAGCCGGGCTTATTTAAGTGAAAGTGCGGCACTGAATAAATTAGCTTATGTTCGTGCGCAAGAGCAATTCGA